AATGTTGAATGGGAAAAGATTCAGAGGATGGACAAAGAAACTCTAAAAGAATATATCACTAATCAAGATTATTATAAGGTGAGAATTGATGGACAGAAATAAGGCAGTATTCAAACTCAAAAATATTGGCCCAATCTATTGTATCAATCTCGATGATCAACCTGAAAGATGGGAATACATGGAGAACCAGTTCAAATACTGGGAGATTGAAAACTACACTAGAGTCTCTGCGTATGATGGTAGAGAGGATGACCTAAGTGAGATACTCAAGGGTCGTTATCCAGACATGATGAGTTCTGGTGAGATTGGTTGTACTACATCTCACTTGAAAGCAATCAAACAATTTTATGATTCAGGTGAACCCTATGCAATCATGATGGAGGATGACTGTGAACTTGATTTGGTGAGGTTCTGGAACTTTACTTGGCAAGACTTCTATGCTAAGATTCCTTATGACTGGGATGTATGCCAGATTGCAATCATCTGTACCGGAGACATTCACATTAAGGTTCACAAGAGATTTGTGAATGAGTTCTCTACTGCATGTTATCTAATAACACGTCATCATGCTGAGAAATTAATTCGTCTTCATTGTAGAGGTGACAAGTACAAACTAGACAATGGTGTCAGACCACGACCAGTTGCCGATGACCTGGTGTATAACTCAGGTAATACCTACGCTCTTCCACTCCTTTTGTATAAGACGGAACTGGGGTCAAGTATTCACCCTGACCATGTTGATGCATTCCACAAAGGAAACTATCAAGCACAGATGAATTTCTGGAGTCAGAAGGGGGCACAAATGTCCATCAATGAACTGATGGAGTTTGATCCTTACCTGGGTCGGGTATCTGATCCAACACAACAAAAAGGTTGACAAGATCACAGTCTTATGGTATATTATAAATATACTGGTGTTGAGGGTTATCTTAACACTAAGTAATAAAACCAATCTCCGCAAACTTGAGTAAGGTTTTATATGATAAAATCAGAGACAAGTCGAGTCTCTTAACATCCGTAGGTTAATCTCTACGAGACAAAAAAGGTAAAACAAAAATGTTCAAATCTGTATTCGCAGCAACTGCTGCTCTGTCCATGTCCGCTGGTGCTGCCCTTGCAGGTCCCTACGTTAATGTAGAGGCTAATTCTGGTTGGACTGGTTCTGACTACGGTGGCACTGCAACCGATCTTCACGTTGGCTACGAAGGTAGTATTAGTGAGTCTGCTTCTTACTATGTCCAAGGTGGTGCAACTATCGTCAGTCCTGATGGTGCTGAAAGTGACACTGTTCCTTCTGGTAAGGCAGGTCTCGGTCTTGCATTGACCGACGCACTTGGTGCATATGGTGAAGTTTCCTTCGTTGGTTCCGGTGATTCCGATATCGACCGTGGTTACGGTACCAAGTTGGGTCTGAAGTATAGCTTCTGATATTCAATATAGACATATAAACATCTAGATGTTATACTAGGGATGCGACGGCATCCCTTTTTTTATGAAAGAATATTTTCTAAAGATCGTTTCTCATCCAGTGACACACTATAATGTGATTACTATTGGAATGCTCATCACAATAGGGGCATTACATAACCATACTCACTTTACAATGGATAAGGATGCTAATGGATATGTGTACCGATGGTGTAAAAAGAATCCAGATATTTGTACTCATAGAGGGAATGGTTATTGACAAACGTTAAGATTGATAACGGAGTGTAACGTGTAATGAAAAAAATTATTTCTTCGCAAGAGAAGAAAAAAATATTAGAATGGATTTTTGAGAACGAAAGATTTTTTAGAAAAAATCTTTTTGGTGATAATAGAAAATTTTTAAATCTGTATCAAGATAAATTTATTCAACTAAATTTGATTGATGAAATTAAAAAAAGAATATTGGATAATGAAAATATTCTTAATTATAAAAATGATAGAAATCTAATTTCATTTATCACTGAAGGTGGTTATGTACAAAAACATACTGACCCAACTCTTGCCGGATATAAACATATACGTTACAATTTGTTTTTATCTAAACCTTATTCTGGTGGAGACCCAATATATGATGGTGTAACTATGCAATATGAAGAAGAATATTATCTAACTTACAGGGTTGATAATACACCGCATTGGTCTTTACCAGTAGTTGGGAAAAAACCAAGAATTACTATATCATATGGTATTTTGTTACCTGACATCAGTTATGGTGAAAATATGACCCATTGACTTGACAAATGTTAAGAAAGTATATATAATATACACATAACTTCACATAAGAGAACACATGACTGTAACAACTGAAGATGGTGGACGTACAAACATGTATGCAACCGAACCAAGAATGTATATCTCACAGAGTGATGCAGAAAAGTATGGTTATGAAACATATGCAGAACGTGCAGAGAAAATGAATGGTCGTTTCGCCATGATGGGTTTCGTTGCTGGTATCATTTCTTACGCAACAACTGGAAGTCTCTTTTTCTTCGGTGCCTTTGGTATCTGATAGATGATGATATCATCACATATTCATGTAAAAGGGAGTACTTGACAATGACACAATTTTTCTTTACTATAACTAGTGTAGCCTTCTTTGTTTTGTTGGCTTACTCAGTAGAAAAATTATCAGAGACTTACTAATGACATTCAGTGTTACTCTTCGATCTTCGGACGGATCTGAACAAACTATCGAATGTGATAGTGATCAGTATATTCTAGATGTTGCCGAGGAACAAGGTATCGATCTTCCATATTCTTGTCGAGCAGGTGCATGTTCATCTTGTTGTGGCAAGCTTGTAAGTGGTACAGTTGATCAAAGTGATCAATCATTCTTGGATGATGATCAAATTGAAGAAGGATTTGCACTTCTATGTGTCTCATATCCTACCTCAGACTGTGTAGTCGAGACTGAAAAAGAAGAAGATCTCTTTTGATTATGTCGAATCACAATGCTCTCTATGAAGATATGGAGAGACTAAATGCCCTTTATGAAGAACTCTGTTGGGCACATGATGACGAATTAGTATTCACACATGAGAATGGTAGAGTCATTATTTACAACAATACACAGGAGAAAACAAATGAACGAAAGAGCAGAACGTATTAATGGTTGGGCAGCAATGTTGGGTATCATCGCAGCCATCGGTGCATACGCAACAACAGGGCAGCTAATTCCTGGAATTTTTTGATGGGGTTTTTAGTAGCAGCACTATTGGTATTAGTTCCAGTAATTGTAGTACTTAAAGAAACCTCTGCTCAAGATTCATGAATTATGACTGGACACTATTTCAAACATTGGTGTTTATTATCACTCTATACTTTATCTTTCTAGCATTAACTACTGAAGATGAAGACGATGGTCCTCCAGATGGTGGAATGATGACACCAGTATACCAAGGTTCAGGGTCTCGATAGGGGGGCCCTTTTTCATAAATAATTTTAACTGCCTTACTAAAATGTCAGAAGAGATTAAGAAGGAAGAACCTAAAAAGAAAAACATTCTCGGTAAATTAAAAGAAGCAACAGATGATAAGGAAGAACAACTTGCAATTCTGTCTACTTTTGTCCGTCTTGGTATCCTTGTATGGTCTGGTGGAATCCTCACGTTGGCATACATCAAACTTCCACCTGCACTCGGTATACCAGAGCAGAAACTAGATCCGACTTTTATAGCCAGCGTCTTCACCGGAGTTTTAGCTACTTTTGGTGTCCAGGCAGCAAAGAAAGCAGGAGAAGGTGGTAGTAGTAATGGTGGTGGAATCAGTAAAACAGATATGGAAAGATTAATTGAAAAAGCAGCCCAAACCGCACCTACACAAACAATCCGTATTGAACAAACTCCTGTTCAGCTGACTCAGGCACCACCCAAATCTGACGACAATTACAAGATGTAATGTATACTATCTTTAATTATGCTATAGCCTTCTATCAGGTAGTGATCGTGAATTGTGTCCAACCTGTCAATTGGGAATACTGTTATCGTGTGGATCAATGGTTGATCCAGGATCTTCAGTATGCATGGGAACTGAAGACAGGTAAGGTTCATCCCTATCAAACTGAGAAAGAATACCTAGAAAGTTTTAAGTAAGGATCTCATAACAAACCACCACTTTTAAAGAATACCACTATAATAGATAATGTAGTTGAATAAACTAATATGAAATCTATTTTTACATTAATTGCCACGTTATTTTTTGCACTTCCTGCTTGGGCA